AAGAAATGTATAGCATTGTGCAAAGAGAAGTAAATCCACTCACGGCAAAAATAAAGGTTAGAGTTTGTGAAAGCGGCACAAAAGAAGAACTTACTAGAGGTATTAATTATTGCAGGATAAGAAGCCTTTTTAATCAGGAATTAACTTATTATCTTATCAGACAAGAAAACAGCAAAGAAGCTCTTAAAAAACTCAAAAAGAAGAAAATAGAGAAAGACGATTTTTATATTAAGATTGAGTAAAAAATTATGGAAGAAGCTTTAATTATAGTTCTTATAATTTTAATTTATGTAATTGTAGTATTGATAGCAATAATTATCGATTTAAAAGATGAAAGAATGGATTTTGCTTTATATATTAGAACTTTAAAAGAAAGAAATTGCAATTTACAGCAAGAAAATTACAAATTATATAAAGAAAAATACAGAAAGAGGTAAAAATGAGCACATATTATAGAAAAATGCAAACAGTCAAGCATGCTTTGCAGTATTATATCACTAGACCAGAAGCAAGTGAAAAGGATCTAGTAAGAGAAAAGAATTTATTAAAGTCAGTTGAAGAAGAAGTAGAAATTTATCAAGAAAGAAATCACATTCCAAAGAAGGAGAACAAGTAAATGAAAAAAGTATTAATCATATTAGCAAGCATTTTTGTTTTAACCGGGTGTTCAAAAGCATCTAGAGTTAATCATAATATTAGAAAAGATGCCAACAACTTTAAAATTACAAGAAAAGTCGTTGCTCTTAATACAAGAACAAATGATCCTTTATTTACCGTTGAGGGAAAGATTTCCCTTGATAGTGATGAAGATGGAGATTTAAACGTAACTATTAAGACTGGAAAAGGAAAATACAAATTATTTTATGCACATCTATCAAACGATGTTACATACACTTGTATTCAAACGGAAGCTAAAAAAGAAAATCCTTATGCTTATGATATTCAATTCTTTCCAGCAAAAGAAGTTATTGAAAATGGAATTATAGATATCAAATCAAGTGAATGAGAAAGGATAAAACAATGACAAAGTTTGAATTGGACTTATTGCAAGAATTAGAAGAGTTAACTAGTGGGCTTGATAATCATTTTGATGAAGTCCCTCTTTTGCTTGGCATGAAAGAAAGAGGATACTTTCAATATGTGCCATATGACATGACATTGAAAGATGCTATTGTCATGTATAAAAAATTATTATACAAAGAAAAATAGAAAAAAACGTTAAGAAATGTTAAGATTATTTACATAAGGAATAATTAGCAAATTATGAGGAATAGAGATGCAAGAATCAAAGTATCAAGTTATTAACTGGAAACGTTGGAAAGATACAAAAAGGCTTTTAGAAGAAACACGTGATCAACTAAAAGATGATAGAAAAGCAATTACTTATTCTAAAGAAATGCCAGGAACAAATCACATGAGTGTTATTCAAAGATATAATAAAATCTTAGAAAACACTGATATTTACGATGATTATATTCGTGCATATAAGGTTGTTATTGAAAGATTGGAAAATTGTATAGCGACCTTACTTAATCAAGAGCAAAGAAAGGCCATCATCATTTATGCAAATAATCCAGGAAAGGGAGAAAGTGGTATGCGTGAACAAGAAGCTCTAAAGCAAGGCTTCTCAAGAGCAAAATTTTATGAGGTAATAAATCAATCCTTTAATATTTTAGACACTGTTCTAGCCCTTGAATCGGTGCAAAAAACGGATGCTGGACTAATTCAAGACTAAATACTAGAAAAAATGTGTTATATTATTAATGTGGTCAAGCCATAAGAAAGAAAAGCACCCCTTTTCGAAATTCAATAAGAGCAACTTCGGTTGCTTTTTTTCTTTATTTAATATAGCAGGGTAGTAAAAAGGTATAACGCAAGTCTCTTTAGCTTGTATTCCAGGTTCGATTCCTGGTCCTGCAACCACTAAAAAAATAAAGGAGGTGTGTCATATGACAGAAAAGCAAAAGCTGTTCTGTGATGAATATTTAATTGATCTAAATGGCACACGAGCCTACAGAACAGTATATAAGAGCAAAACGGATAGAACAGCTGCAACTAGAGCAAGTAATCTTTTAAAAAAAGAAGATATCGCTGAATACATCAACAAGCGACTTGAAGAAATTCATAATGAAAAGACTGCAGATATTCAAGAAGTCATGGAATATCTCACATCAGTTATGCGTGGAACAAGTGAAGCTAGTACTCTAGCGATGTGCGGTGATGGTATGCAAGAAGTCATAACTAAAAAGCCTGATGAAAGAGAAAGATTGAAAGCTGCTGAACTTTTAGGTAAACGTTTTGGCATGTTTAAAGAAAGTGTAGATATTACTTCTAATGGTCAAACAGTGATTATAGATGATATCGAATAAAGTCAATTTAAAATCAATCATTGGTCCAGCTTTTTATGATGTTCATAAACATATCAAAAATAATGATTTCACCCACTACTGGTTAAAGGGTGGCCGTGGATCATTGAAATCATCGTGTATTGGAACTGAAATTCCTTTAGGTATCATGAGGGATGCAAAAAAAGGATTAATGAGCAATGCAGTTGTAATCAGACGTGTAAAAGATACTTTGAGAGGTTCAGTTTACGAGCAAATCAAATGGGCCATTTATATGTTGAAAGCTGAAAATGATTGGGAAATTCCTGATTCAAAGCTGCAAATGACATATAAGCCAACTGGCCAAGTCATCATATTTAAAGGCGCTGATAACCCTAAAAAGTTGAAATCAACTAAGGTATTTATTGGCTATATTAAATATGTTTGGTATGAAGAATGCGATGAATTTGAAAGTTATGACAAGATAACGAATATCAATCAGTCGTTGCTTCGTGGTGGTCCTGAATATTGTGTCTTTTATTCGTTTAACCCACCTGAATCACAAAGAAGTTGGGTAAATAAAGAAGTTCTAGTTAAAAGAGATGATTCTTTTGTCTCTCATACAACTTATCTTCAAGCACCGAAAAAATGGCTTGGAGAGCAATTTCTTATTGAAGCTGAACACATGAAAAAGACAAAGCCTGAAAAATACAAGCATGATTATTTAGGCGAAGTAACTGGTACAGGTGGAGAAGTATTTACCAATCTTACAATAAGAGAAATTACAAATGAAGAAATCCAAACATTTGATAGATTAAAGAATGGTTTGGACTTTGGTTACGCTGGTGATCCATTAGCATATCTTAAGATGCATTATGACAAGACGAGAAGACGTCTTTTTATTTTTGGGGAAGTATATGGTACACGTTTATCCAATGCAAAAGCAGTTGCGAAAATCAAAAAGCTTAATCCATTGAATAAATTAGTAACGTGTGACAGTGCAGAACCACGTACAATAAATGAATTCAAGTTGCTTGGATTAAAGGTAACTGGAGCAAAGAAAGGACCTGACAGTGTAGAAAACGGGATAAAGTGGATGCAGGATTTAGAAGAAATCATTATTGATCCTATTCGTTGTCCTAACGCTGCAAGAGAATTTAATGATTATGAGATTGAAAAAGATAAAGAGGGAAATCTTAAAGGAGAGTTTCCTGATAAAAATAACCACACGATTGATGCTGCACGATATGGGTGTGAACAAGACATCATCCAATCAAAAGGTCGAGCAGGTAAGAACCGTGCTAGATATGAAAATTAGGAGGTATCCACGTGTTTACGTTCACAATAGATAGTTCAAATTATGATGAAACAAAGTTGAATCTTGTTCAAATTGAAGAGTTGATCAACAAACATCGTAATTTGATTGGAAGAATTAAAAAGAATCAGCGATATTATGAAGCTAATCATGATATTAAAAGAAGACAAAAGAAGTTGAAGACATCAGCAAATAACAGAGTTGTTTGTAATCACGCTAAAGATATCAGTGATACAGCAACTGGTTATTTTATGAACAGTCCAATTTCTTATGCAAGTTATGATAATCAAAATAAAGAAAGCATTGATAAACTAACGGATGCATTTGATAAAGCGGATGTAGATGATGTCGATAGTGACAATGCACACGATATGAGTATTTGTGGTGTCGCTTATGAATATGTGTATATCAAACAAGGTGAAACTGAAATAGCAGTTAGAAATCTTGAACCTGACCATACATTTTTAGTATACGATGATACGATAGAGCAAAATCTTCTTTTTGGTGTTTATTATTATCGATACAAGGATGCAATCACCAGTCAGCAATGCTATCGTGCGACTGTATGTACTAAGAATTACATCACTACAATGATTTTAGAATGTAACAATAGAAATAGGCATAGGTTTATTGATAAACCAGTTAAGCACTTTTTTGGAGATGTTCCAATCATTGAATATCGAAACAATAAGCTTTGTATTGGCGATTTTGAACAGCAAATCTCTTTGATTGATGCTTATAACAAGCTCATGAGCGATAGGGTTAATGATAAAGAGCAATTTGTTGAATCATTGCTTGTTATTTATGGTTCGCTGATGGGTGATGACAATGAAGAAGTCAGTGAAACAATGAAGATTCTAAAAGAAAATGGTCTTCTAGAATTACCTGCAGAAGCAAGAGCTGAATATCTTTCAAGAGTTTTTGATGAAGCAGGGATGGAAGTATTAAGAAAAGCAATCAAAGAAGATATCTATACATTTTCTCATGTTCCTAACTTAACTGATGAAAATTTCGTTGGTAACAGTTCAGGTGTGGCCATGGAATATAAACTTTTAGGACTTCAAATGATTACTGGAGAAAAGGAAAAGTATTACATAAAAGGATTAAAAAGAAGAATTGAATTGTTCTGCAATTATTTAAATATAAAAGCAATCGTAATAGATCCTGGAAATGTAAAAATCACATTTACTCGAAAACTTCCTAAAAACTTGAATGAGTTAGCTCAAATGATTGCCAATTTAAGTGGAAAGGTATCAAATGAAACATTGATTGAACAACTTCCTTTTATTGAAGATGCTCCAAGTGAAATAGAAAAAGTCAAAAAAGAAAATGAAGAAAGCGTAAAACTTCAACAGCAAATGTTCAAGCAACAAAGTGATGTACCTTTTAATCAAGACGAGGAGAACAAGGATGATGAAACAGGAAATGACACTGATACAAAAAATGATGCTTCAAATGTTAAAGGTAATAAACAAAATTCTAGCATTCCTAATTAAGAAATTAAGATGATATGAAGAATGAGAAATATTGGAAAAAGCGCCAAGAAGAAAAGCTTTCATCTATTTTGAATGATGCACAAGTAGCAAGTGAATATGTTTCAGATATCTACAGTAAGGCTAGTCTTTACACTCAAAGTAAAATCAATGGTATCTTTGAAAAGTATAGAGATGGTCATGGCTTATCAAATGCCGATGCAAAAGAAATGCTTGATTCTTTGATAAGCGATAGGGATTATAATCAAATAAAAAGAATACTTGAAAATAATCCAAAGACCAAACAAAGAAAAGAGCTTTTAAAGAAATTGGATACGCCACCCTATCAATATAGAATCAAACGACTTGAAAATATGCAAAGTCAGTTAGATAAATTGATGAATGAAGTTTATAAAGTTGAAAAAAATGTAAGCACTGATTGTTATATCAACAGTGCTTTTAATGCTTATTATAGAAATGTGTATAATCTTCAAAAGAATATGAATGTTGCTTATCAATTCGACATGTTGGATCCTGAACTGATAGACAGCATGTTAAAGTCAAAATGGAGCGGTAATAATTATTCCAATAGAATTTGGGATAATACGAACGCACTGGCTGAATCTTTAAAAGATGAAATGCTGATGGGTGTTTTAACAAACAAGACTGAAAAAGAAATGGCCGATACGATTATGAATAAGTTTGCCGTTGGTGCTTACCAGGCAAGACGACTTATTCAAACTGAAAGTGCAGCAATGACAGCATTTGCTGATCAACAAGCTTTTAAGGATGCTGGCATTGAAAAAGAAATGTTTATTGCAGTACATGACAGTAGAACATCCCAAATTTGTCAGCATCATGATAGAAGCATCGTAGAAATAGCAAAAGCTAAAGTAGGTGTCAATGTTCCACCTCTTCATCCAAATTGTCGTTCACACATGATTCCTTATATTGAGGGCGTTACTGATGCTATGAAGAAAAGGCAACGGAATCCTGTTACTAACAAAGATGAAGTTGTGGATGTCAGTGAAAATTATGATCAATGGCTAAAAAGACAACAAGAAGAACATGGTGTTGACACTGTTAATTCTTTTATGAAAAAGACAAAGAATGCATCTAGTGATAGAAAACAATATAATCAATACATTGATGTTCTAGGTAAAGAAAATGTTCCATCCTCGCTATCTAAATTTCAAGATATGAAGTATAATGATAGTGATAGATTTAGTGAATTAAAATCAAATAAAATTGTTGTTGAGAAAGCAAAAGAATATGCTAAAGAAATAACTTCAGGAAAATACAAATTAGATTCTTCTAGCGGGTATTCTTTGTCAAATTATTTAAATAGTAAATTAGGATATGATGCTTTACCACAAGTATTACCTGAAAATGAATTTAAAAAAGAAATTAGTGATAGACAACTGTTATATAGAGGAATATCAGGTACGACAGATAAAAATGTTGAAGAAATGGTTGATTCTTTTAAATACGGAAAATTTTATGCTGGTAGAGGTATCTATGGTTACGGAACATACACCGATTCAAATGTAGAGGTTGCAAGAATATATACTCGAAATGGTGAATTTGGGAAAATAATGGAGATGTATCTTGATGAAGATGCAAAGGTTGCTGATTATAAGAAACTCTTCATTGAATATGAAAAAACTGGTATACCAGCTAAAATGGCTCAGTTTAAAGAGTTAAATGATTATGAGGAATTATTAAATAATTTAGGTTCCTATGCTTCTATAAAAGGATATGATGCAATTGCGTTGAATGGTTTTCAAGGAAAAACACATGTGCTAATATTAAATAGGGGAAAAGTAATTGTGAAGGAGTAAAAAAGTATGGATGAAGAAAAAATGTTAGAAGAAGCTCGTTGGAGCCAATTTGCTGCAGGGTTGCTTGATTATATTAATTGTGCAAATAGCAAATTTATTAAAACGGACTATCAAGTTAAATTCAACAAACCAACAGCTTACAATTATGAATTAATAACAGCCACATGCATGGAAGATTTATCCCCTGAACTGCAACGTGTTGCAAATGAATATAAAGAATATATGAAAAATGAAAATAATAAGTTAGCCTCTTATTTTGCAAAAAAATAATCTAATTAAGCCGACAGGTAGTCGGTTTTTATTTTACTCATTTTTAAGAAAGGGGAATGCTATGTCACAAGGATTAAGACCTCACTTTCATCAAGAATACATTGGTAGAAGTGAACAGTACTACAATAAAAAGAAACATCTTTTAATAAAAAAAGAGCAAAAGATATGTATGATATGTGGCCGAGAGAGATACGTAATTACTAAATGTTATGTACCGCCGCCAAATAGAAAAGAAAATTCAAACGGGTAACTGAGAGGTTGCTTTTTATTTTACTAAAAAGGAGGCATATTATGGCAAAGTTAAGAGTTATTCATAACATGGTTGATACTAGATGTGGAATCACAAGAAGAACTGGAGAAGTTTTTGAAGTGAACGATGAAGAACGTATCAAAGAGTTATTAGATGCAAAAGTAGTAGAAGAAGTAAAAGAAAAAATTAAACCTGATAAATAGGCAATTACTGATTGTCTTTTTATATGTCCAAAAACTTATGACACTAAAAGATGGGATGGTCTTACGGACCTTAACTGGAGGATTTTATGAAAGAAAAATTTTTATTTCCTTTAAACATTCAATTATTTGCTGATGATGGTTCCGGAAATGATTCAGGAAATGATAATGATCAAGGAAACGATGGCCAAGGTAATGACGGCCAAGGAAATGATGGTCAAACTGGCCAAGAAACGAAGACTTTTACTCAAGAGGAACTAGATAGAATCGTTCAAGGAAGAATTGCGAAAGAACGTAAATCTTGGGAAAAGCAATTGGAAGAACAGCAAACAGAAGCTCAAAAACTAGAAAAAATGAGTGAAAAAGAAAAGAAAAAGTATCAGGAAGAAAAAAGAATCAAGGATTTAGATGATAGAGAAGCAGCAATTACACGTAGAGAATTGACTGCACAAGCAAAAGTACAATTGGCCGACAAAGGAATTCCAACTGAACTTGCTGAGATCCTTATTTTAACTGATGCCGATTCTTGTAAAAAAAGTATCGAAACAGTAGAAAAAGCTTTTCAAACAGCTGTGCAAAGAGCAGTGGAAGAAAGAATAAAAGGTAGAGAACCTATGAAAAAAGCTAAAGATGCTAAATTAACTGATGAAGAATTAGTTTATCAAAAAATGATGGGAAAATAGGAGGTAATAAAATATGGCAATTAACACATTAGCAACAGCTACTTTATTTCAAGAAACATTAGATAAAGTAGCTATGCACGAAGCATTAACAGGATGGATGGAAGCAAATGCAGGAGATGTAATCTATAATGGTGGTGCTGAAATTAAAATTCCTAAAATGTCTTTACAAGGATTGGGAGATTATGACAGAGATAATGGATATACACAAGGCTCTGTAACATTAGAATATGAAACAAGAAAAATGACACAAGATCGTGGACGTAAGTTTTCATTGGATGCAGTAGATGTTGATGAAACTAATTTTGTCGCAACTGCTTCAACCATTATGGGAGAATTCCAAAGAGTTCATGTTGTTCCTGAAATCGATGCATATCGATTATCAAAAATTGCAACAGATGTTATTACAGCTAACAAAACAGAAATGATTGAATATGGATATACTCCTGCAGAATCAACTATTTTAAGAAAAATGAAAACTGGTATTAAAAAAATCAGAGATGCAGGATATAACGGTGATTTAATCATCCATGCAACTGGAGATGTTATGTTAGAACTAGAAATGTTCTTATCAACAAAAATGCAAACAGCAACAATTTCAATCGGTGGAATTGATTTAACAGTTCCAGCAATTGATAAATGTGCAATCATCGAAACACCTCAAAATCGTATGTATACTTCTATCAAAATGAACGATGGAAAAACATCTGGTCAAGAAGTAGGTGGATACGCAAAAGGTACAACTGCAAAAGATATCAACTTTATGATTATTCCTAAACCAGGTGCGATTGCGGTTTCTAAACAAGACAAAATGCGTATCTTTGATCCTAATACAAACCAAAAAGCTGATGCATGGGCAATGGATTATAGACGTTTCCATGATGTTTGGACAAAAGACAATACATTACCATTAATTTATTTAAATATTAAAGATGCTGCGTAATAGGAGGTCTTTTTGATGAAAACTATTATCAATAGCAATGTTGAAAGAATTATCGAAGATGAAATGTTAGCAAAATATGAAGCCTTAGGCTACAAAGAAATTTCATCTTCAAAAGCAAATGATAACGCTCCTGAAAATAAGCCGTTATCTAAAATGAAAGTTGATGAATTAAAAGCATTAGCAACAGAATTAGGAATTGAAAATACAGACTCACTTACAAGAGATGAATTGATTGCAGTAATCAAAGAAAAGAAAAATGGATAAATTAAAAGAGCAGTTTAAAAAACTAACAGGAGAAACTGATGAAGAATTGGTTTCTTCTTTTCTTTTAAAATCTCAAAATACTGTATTATCAAAAACCAATCGAAGTGAGTTGATTGATGATCTCAATGATTATGTTTTGAAATTGGCCATTGCACTTTACAATCGTCAAGGAAACGAGGGGCTTGCATCTTATAGCGAGGGTGGAGAGAGTGAAAGTTATCAAAGTGAAGATGAAATTCTTTCAGGTATTTCCAATTATCGCTTATCAGCTATGGCAAGGAGATTGAAAGATGAAAAAAAGAAGTCTCAAGAAGTTTCAAATTAAAACTTACAGTGCTGTAAAAGATGATGAGGGCA